TGGGTCGCTTGCCACATCGCCCATTCTATATTGATTACTATAATCAATTTTATTAAAATAGTTTTCTTCTAAAAATGTTAACGGTGACTGGAAATCAAGTTTCGTGTTGCCGGAGATATTGCCGTATTTTGACGGATCGGGAAAATAGTAAACAGAGTTTGGTTGCAGTTTAGCTAAGTCAATTTTTGATGTAAAGTTAAAATTTGTAAAATTAGCTATACCGATTTTATCTGGTTTAAAGAATAAACCGATTTCTTTTTCTGTCTTTAAAAATTCTTGACTAGGAACAGCTGCAATAGTAGGATAACGTTTATTAAGGAAGTTTACATAATCATTATTTGCCGTAAAGAGAACACCGGAGGTAAATGTAGAGTTTGTGCTAGTAGCAATATAATAGAAATCTGCTCCGATATACTTGCTAATTTCTTGACTTATGGTTTGTAAATTGAGATTGTTGATATCACCGTCGTTGACGGTGGATATGAAGTCATTATCCTTAAGAAGGTTGAGTTGACTGGAGTTTACTAACGGGTCAATTGTAAAATTATTCGTACCGAGTTCGATAGCATAAAACGGATAACTAAGAATAGCGTTAACAACGCTCTGATTAATATTGAGGAAGAGATAAGGATCAATTTCGAACTGATTAAGGCCAAAAAAATCGTTTCTTAATCCGGTAGTTACATTATAAGCGGAAGCCGGCAGTGTCGGACTTATATCATAATAATCGGTATATGTGTCATATAGATCCTCGATATCAATATTAATGTTACCGCTAATATTTGATATAGGTAAATTAAGTGTGTTTAACTTTGCGGCAATGTCTTTAGTTTGAAGAGCATTGACAAAGCTAACATATAGTAAATTTTCAATACCCAGATTAGAACCTTTAAGGTTGTATTGTAGTGTTGCGGTTTGTGCTCCATCGCGTAATGTACTATAATAGATACAAATATCTTTTATTTTTTTAGCAATGAACGGAACGATAATTGCTAGGTCACGGCCATTAGTGATATCTATGTTTTGAAGATATCTTTGCTCGTCGTCTGACGTATAATTCAGTACGATTTCATTTATTAGATTTGTATAATAAGCTTGTACACCGGTTGATGCCTGCTCAACACTTGCACCCTTAGCAGCATACCAGTTGTTAAGATAGGACTGGTATCGATTTAGAAATTCACCTGTTGTAGTGAATAATTGCGTGTTATACTTGAGCCAATCAGTAAATGTAAGAGGCTGCAGACGATCAATAGGATCGTCTGGGGGCACGATCGCAGTAATCGAATTGCTGAGTCTTTCATCTATAAATTGTAGGGTCTCGGCCATGGAAATATTTAGCTATTTTAGCTGTTGTACGTAATGTTAGCAGCTGAAGTAAATAACCTCATCCCCATAGTTAGTTCATAACTGAGTAAGCTTTGTACTATACCGTTATCTGAACTCCAATTACTATAGGAGCTATTAGTAGGGGATAATGTTGTATAAGGGTCGCTCCAATTAATAACATTATCATAATACGTATTATTAAAAACTGGGTTGTGGTTATAGAACTTGTAGAAACTGTTAATTTGCGTACCAGTGGTTGTATCTGGCGCTACAAGTCCCCAGCCCCAGTTAGGTGTATATGAGGATAATGGTACAGTATCGCCTATACTATAGTCAGCAATAATGCCGATATTAACAAGCTTAAAATTATCGGAAAATAGCTCCTGCGCTACAATGGGTGTTCCATTTACGAATACACCTGTGAGTGGATCAATTTGCGACCCTAAATTAACACCGTATGTATCGTTAGATACAATTGTCCCTTGAGTGTTAAAATTTTGTGTAAATTTATTATTATTGCCCCAAAGCGTGCTTTGTTTAATAGAGAGTAAATCAACTAAACGGCGAAGTTGCGGTGGTAGTGTGAGATTATACTGGTCAAACTCTACAGTTAATTCCTGACAAAAAGAAATTAATTCATTAATATTAGCTTTTGAAATATCGGCATTATTATCAACAAAATTTGCAATCTTCTCGTATACTGTTTTACCTAGCTCATAAGGCTGAGCATTTAATCCGCCGACGATAACTCCTAGAAATTGATCAAAGAAAACTTGCTTATCAAGAAGTGTTTCTTGATAGCGCAAGGAATCATAAAATCCCGCTGCGTTCCAGTTTTCATTAACCTTGGCAATATTATACTGCCCTGTGCTGGGGTAGATATTAAAAAGATTAGAGGTTCCTGTAATTGTTCGTATTGTGCTAACTGGAGCAGCATACTTATTGAGCCAATTGTATCCATTCCAATCGCCATAGGCTTGAAATTCTTGTAATCCGTCACTGTATTGCTGGTTCGGAACAGTGATTGGTGTTGTATAACTGCTCAAGGCAGGTAGGCCTACGCTAGGGTATGTGAGAGATAAAGTGTATTTCGGATTTAATGTACCTGTTGCAATTAAATTTGCATCGAACACATAAAGGGCTTTATCAAAATTATTAATGACCCAGATATCATTTGATGTGTCGCAAGTTATACCACCAATACTGCAAATATAGTTTGTCGTGTTATTACCGAGACCGGCTATGTAATCGGTTGTTTGGTTTGTAACACCGTCAACCTTAGTGAGTGTCTCAGCTCCCTGAATAACCCAGGCGTTTTGGTTACCGTCAATAGTGAGATTACCGATTTGTTGAAATCCGGTTAACGGAAAACCGGTTATTAAATTACCGCTAATATCAAACTTATATAGAAAATCATTTCTATTACTAAAGCCAGTCCCTTGGGAATTATGATTAATAGCTGTAACCCAGACATTACTATTTCTATCAATCTGAATCTGCTCAGGTGATATGCCGCTCGGAAATGTAATTGACGTGAGAATTACCGCGCTTGTAGTAAAGTTGTTTTCACCTTGATATTTTATTAAAGCACTAAAATCAGGATGCGTGTATGCGACCCAGAGATTATTATCAATATCTGTATCGATAGAGGATGGAAGATATAAATTCTCTCCTGCAAAGCCGCTTAAGCTATTATAATCTGAACTCAATGTAATTATATTGGTTGCGGTTGTCGGGGACGCTATTGTAGTGACGAGGCCAGATGTAGTGTCAAGCTTAATTACCGCGCCGCTATCGATAAGAGAAGCCCATAGATTGTTTTCTCTATCTAGCACGAGATCGCTCGGTGTAGCTGCGGAAAGGCTATTAAGAGTAGAAGGATAGCGGTAATCAACAATTGATGTTTGATTGTTAATAAGAGTAACCATCGCAGACAGTTGGTAAGTAGTCAATAAATTACCATAAATATCATATTTCAGCAACTGATCACCGACGGGATCGGCAAACCAAGTTTGGTAATCATTATCTGCTCCTGCTCCTGATGGAGCTACAGCTAAAGCATAAACGTTATTTGCATTTATGCCAAAATTTGCACTATTTGTAAATGTTATGGTGGTGAGATTATTGTATCCGTTAATATTTTCTTGACGTAGAACTCTAATAGCGGAATTATATTGCGGAATAGTTATCCAATTGATAAGTGCATCTTTAAGATAATATGGTTGATCCTTAATATTAACTGAAGCTGTTAAAATACAATTTTCTGTACTTTGCGACGCTGTAAAATAGCCTTTATAAAACGCGCCGATTGACTGCGGTACCTGTGGGCTAAAATCTTCGTAAAACGTTACACCATCTAATGGCGTATATGAATCACCGTTAACGCTAACGATACCGGTCTGTACGTCATAGAATTGCTGCGGTGTAATAGAGGCATTTTGCACTACAGAAGAGGATAGGGGGGGGTAGTTTTTTGTAGTAAAATCTTCAGAGTCTTTGAATTTAATAACATACGGGATTTCTGTATCCTGCCAACTAATAGGTGGTATATCGAAAGTATGATCTACAGGCGCACCTTCACCGTCTATGCCAGTAGTAGTAATTGAAAGATGATCTGCGGGATTATAACGAGTCTTGACACTAGCAAATACTGCAGGGTCTATATTTTGAAATCCCTGTGTTGGGTAGCTAATATAATCAAATGCATTTGTGCGGTAAGTGAATGCGTCGTTAAATTTTGAATTATCAATTGACGCAAAAATTATAATAGGGCTACTTTCTGTCAATAAATTTGTTGGTATATCATCTGTATACCAGAACTGACATGACCCGGTAACTCCGGTCAGAACGCTTCCGGGGTCTGAAGCACTGCAGCGTTGAAGTTGATTGTTTTGTATATTAACGTAAATCTCTGTTATCGTTGGTTGTATACTTTCAATAGTAACGTAGTCAGAGTTTCCGTTAATGGTTGAAAGGGTATAAAAGCGACTTAGCGCTCTGAGATGTGACCATTTGTCTAGTCGAGTTTGTGGAATATAGTTATATGCGCCGTGAGCTCCAGAGGCATATAGATTAATCGTGTATCCTGTAGCACTAAGAGCAGGATAATCTTGCCAGCTGAAGTATGTATTAATAGTCAGTGGGTCAATTAATTTTCCGACAGGTATATCATAAATTAAGCTCTTGTAATCCTGGAACGCAATTTGCGTTGATATGTAATTAAAAATCTGAACAGTAGCTGAATATGTGCTATCGTATGCATTACCAAATCCATCAAAAATTGTTAATGTTACATTGTATATACCAGGCCATTGATAGTGATGTGTCGGTTTTAATTCTGTTGATACACTACCATCGCCAAAATCCCAGTGTAGTGTTTTGTTTGATATAGTTGTAGCTCCGGAAAGAATCGAAGAGGTTGTAAAATCTGGTATAAAGGTTAGCGGTGTGTTACTTAGAGTATACGAAGACAATACGCTGCTGTTAGTGTAGTCAACAACATCATAATAAATGTATGTGTAGTTAGGTGTTATTGTTGACATTCGTGATACTAGTTAATTAGAGACTGGATAGAGGGTGTGTTGACGACAATTTGATTAATAAAATTAGTCGCGTCCTTGAGATATGGGAACTTGAAGTAAGGTAGTGCCGTATTCTGTGAGTGTACGCTTATATCGTTGTAAGGATAGATGGGATTATAAATTAACAGACTGACACCTGGAACCTTAGTAATCTGGCCGTTTGCGTCTGTGTATTGTGTTGAGACGCTTGTAACGCCTTCGATGCCCAGGATTTGATTAGTAATTTCATTTATATCAATGAGAAGACCTAGGTTGTCGTTTGTCGTGGCGAAATAATTTGCAAAGACGCCAGCGATTAATTTCTTAATCGCTACAGCGTCGTTTCTAGCTGTAATATCACAGGTGACTACTAGATTGGTGCTATTGGCAATTGAGGGTGTAAGGGCGGTGTTAGGTGTATTGACACCAAGTGCTACCTCAACATAAACAGGATCGTTAACGATTATTTCAGCTGTTGTTAGCTTAACGTTTTGAAGATCGTTTAAGATGAGTTGCTTCTGCGCGTTGTTGAGATAGTTTACTCTTGTTGTAAGGGAAGATATTTTGACTAATTTCGGTACAGCGTAGATATAAACATTATTAAAATTACTTGTATCCGCAAATTTTACCTGATTAAAGAGGACACGAGATTGAACGTTGGGCTTCGTTACACCAAGATCAAAATAATATTTCAAATGACCGGAGATATAATCCCAGTTACTCACGACGCGTGTTGATGTAATTACATTGCTATAATTTTTATTAATATAATTAATGAAATCATCAGGCGTGATAAGTCTATACTGGCTTCTAAAAGTGTTTGGTGCGTTGAGCTTGATACTAGCTGCGTTTTCAGCGGCAATAAAGTTAGTAGAAGGATCAGTGTTCGAAAATGTAATATTAGAGGACTGCTGCGACGTAATGATATTCAAATTTGCTGGTATTACATCGGCTTTGATATTATTGAAACGCTGAGTGTTAAAGTAAAATAAGGATTTACTATTCAACAAACCAGGTCCAACCTGTCCCTTTGTACCAGCGGATTCGAGATAGTAAATTGCAACCTGTGCGTTGGGGATAAGCTGTTGACCGGTTACATTATTACCGAATTTAATTTCATAGCGACCGTTTTCATTTAATCTTATTTCATATTTTGTAGCAGTTGATTTTTCCAAGAAAAGAGATTGTGTTGGTGTCCAGAGAGACCATTTTGCATTGGGATCGATGCTATTCTTTACATATACATTGATATTAAAGTGGTCGATAATTATATTCTGTGCATTAGTACCAACTACGGTTAGTATAACGGTTTCGAAAGGCGTGCCGGTAGCAAGATACGTTGGGTACTCGGTGTATGTGCCCTGATAGAGTAGGTTGTTGTCCTGTAGTTCTGTGAGAACTGTAGACGCGCCGTTTGTATTATTGCTTGTAAATGTTACATCCTTATTAAAGGAATAGTTGGTACCGTTGATATTAAAATATGAATAGCGTGGAATGGTATATGTACCGTTGGGGAGGTTATTATTTGCTGAAGCTTTGAAAGGTAGGATGGCTGTTTGATAGCCGATTGGATTGTATCCAATGAGCTTAACGATCTTATTAATATTTTCGTAAAGCTCGGCTGTAGAAAAAGTTGCTTCAGCGCTTGTTCTGTTCAAATAAAATAATAGAACGTGATAGGCATACGCAATAATATCAATAATAGAAGATAAATTACTACCTTCAAAACGTTGATCGGTATAGGCGTTTGTTGAATTAAGCCTTGCGATGATAAGGTTCTTTAAACTCAACGCGTCAAACGCCGCGTACCCGTTTACGGGTAAATTGAAATCATTAAACTGGTTGTTATTTGTAGCCATGGTATATTATTGAGTTGTGTAGACAAACCCTGAAGTACTTAATACCCCGTTTAGGTAAAAACTAGTTGTGCCGATTGATGGTACTGTAAAGGTAATCGTTATGGTATATTGCTGATATTCAGGTTGCGCTATGACGGTGACTTTAATTAAAGAAATTCTTGGTTCGAATGTTGAAATGCCTCTCACAATTTCATTACCAATTAAATTTGCCATGTCCTCGTCACATGACTCGAAAAGATATTGAACTAGATTTAAACCAAAAAAAGGATTGAGGATTTTTTGACCCGGGATAGTTAAAAATAAATTTTTAATAGAATTTTTTATAGCGCCGAGGTCATAGTCGGCAACAATATCAATGACCTCTGCGTCTTTTAATAGCTCGTTATGTTGAGTATACGAGCCGTAGGGAGGATTGCGATAGACCGGTGTAAAATCTAAATGCAAATCACTATATGTATAGCCTTTGTTTGTCTTTGTAGGCTTTTCGGCTAATGAATTGAGTTTGATAGTCGCCACATATATATTTATTAGTGTTTTACGTTTCAATACATTGGTTTATTGATCCTTGGACAATAAATAATATTACACATGAAAAAGCGTTTTATAAAGCTCTATGAAAGCTGGTTAACCCGATATAACCACGGTGGTTTTCTTCAGGGTGATATTGTTAAATTTAAAGTCAATGCTTTAAAGCATAATTTCATCAAAACACAAGCTGATGATCTTGTTAAGAATATCGAAGATCTGATTAAAGATGGGCGCACCCTTAGAGTAACAAATGTTATCAACAAGTTCCCTGCCGTTATGGGTACGGGTAATCCCGATGACACGGGCCCTGACTTTACTGTTGAAGTTGGACTCGATGAAGGTGGTGGTAGAATGTACAAGCACGCTATTGTTCATGTTGGTATGCTTGACAAAATTGATACTGTTCCAGGGCTTGAAGAAGTACCTGATAAAAACAAATACGATAATAAGATTAAAATTAAGCCTGTTGAGGTTAAGGATGAAGCTGAAGAAGTTCCATTCTATTCACCGGCTCGTACCCGTACAGCTGATCTCGGTGGTAATAAATTAGCACCTACAGAGTCAAAACTCAAGAATGTTAATACTACTATTCCATCAGGTAAGAATTATATCGACAAAGACCCTGCTGCATATACAGCGAAGTATCTTCCTAAGGCTTAATTTCAGATAACTGAATTAGACAAGCATAGCAATTGATTTCCTTATCAACAACAAAGGAATCTCTGTAAAGATACTCAGATATTGTAAGTAAATAAAAGCGTTTTAGATCAGGGTTTGCTTCTGTTTCATCTACATGATTAAATAGATTGCGCAGAAGAGTAGTATAATCGGAATTAAATGTATGTTCACTCTCAATTAATGCTTTGCGAAGAGTTTCGACATTCTTCTTTTTTACTTCCTTAAAAATAAGATCAAGTACCTTATTGTTCTTCGTATCATTCAATACAAGTGTACCGGAAGAAGAGAATTTTTGTAATTCATTAATACACTTACGAAGATCGGGGTATGTGCCTTTAATGAACTCTACAAGTTTAACCTTTTGATCGTCGGGTACAGTAATACACTCTTGCTTTAAGATACTAGCACACCTCTTAACTGCTAAATCTAAGGGAGGGGTAAGATCAAAACTCTGACACCTACTCTGAAGTGCAGGGATGATCTTATATTTGTAATTCGCCGTAAGAATAAACCTTGTAATACCAGAAAACTCTTCCATTGTATTTCTAAGGGCACGTTGTGCGTCCATAGATAAACCATCGCACTCATCGAGGATAATAACTTTAATCTTACCATCAATGCTCATGGTTTGAGCAAAGTTCATTACCTTATTTCTAATTGTATCAATGCCATTTTCATCAGAAGCATTAATATAGAGATATTGGCAATCGAGTATGTCATTAACAATGATTTTAGCTGCTGATGTTTTACCAATACCAGCGGCTCCAATAAAAAGTAAGTTAGGAATCTCTTCCTTATTTTTAAATGATAGTAAAGATTCCTTAGTAAAGGATGTACAGATAAAATCACTTAGTGTCTTCGGTCGAAACTTTTCTATCCAAAGATTTGAAAAATCGTAACTCATTTTATTTGCCTGAACTACCGAATCCCTTATTACCTCTTTCTGTCTCTTCAGCCTTACCCCATTCAACTGGCATATGAATGTTCATATAGATGACAAATTGCGCAATACGATCACCGGATTTAACTTCATAGTCGATATCTGTATGATTATAGAGCTTAATACCTGCGTCTCCACGGTAGGCGTTGTCAATAATACCAGGATGAGCTGAAACACCGTGTTTAAAACCTAAACCGCTACGACTTTCTACTTTAACCCAATAACCTTCAGGTATATATGCAAATTTCAAACCTACTCCTACAACACTACTGCCGCGTGCAGGGATGACCTTATCTTCAATACTATAAACATCATATCCTGTATCGGATTCATGGTTCTTAGTAGGAAGCTTGGCGAGATCGTGGGTCTTTTCAAACTTTAAAATCGGGAGATATTGAATATTGGGATCTATAGACATATACACTATAATAATATACCTTTATTTAAAATCAACAAGAGATAAGTATATCTACAATATGGATGAAGAGTTAAATGACGAAGTAGGCTCATTACTTGATCAACTTCAAGCAGTTAGTACAAAGGTTGAACAAGTAAAAAAAGAGCGTGACCCGATTACTAAAGAAGAGCTTGAGAAGTTTACTATCGAGAAGGGCGCTGCCTTGGTTGAGGATGCCCTTGATATGGTAGCTACTGTAAAGGACTTTATTATCTCGGCTCCTAATGCCGAAGATGTAGAGGCTTTAGCGGGGTTAATTAAAGCAGCTTCTTCTGCTATCGATTCTCTCAACCATCTTACCGTTGCCGATAAACGTTCAAGTACTTCTATTAAACTCAAGGAAATGGATATCGCATCTAAGAAAGAGCTTCAACAGACAAACATCGAGCACAAGCAGCTTGCTACAAGAGAAGAAATTTTTAAAATGCTTGTCGATAAAGCAAAGCCTATTGAAGCTGAGATTGTCGAAGACAAGCGTATTAATTAGATTACTACTATAGAGTTCAAGCGAGTTAAGGAGCGCTTTTTTGACCATTCTTAGCATTCTTTTGTGATGTCGGGCTCTTATCGCAGGTCGTTAATTCATGGACAACTTGCTTATAGATATCTTCAGGCTTAGGTAATAGTTTTGTCAATTGTTTGACAATATTGAATTGGTTAATGATATTTGATTGAATATCGTCAAATTCCTTCTTCAACCATCTGCTTATATCTTCAGGTTTCGGAAATTTGAAGTTCGTAATAAGCTTTAAAGGCGGTACATTTAGTTTCGGTAGTGTAAAATTACAGACAATACCTTTAACTTGCTTTTCAAGAGTTATTAATCCGGTAAGACTTGTCGGGGGACCAGAGCTTGCGATATTAGACGCTAAACTAAAAAGATCACCAAGTGATCCAAGAGATAGTGACGGTAGATCGCCTTGTAATTGTATACTATTAGCGAGTGTTTGCTGTAGGACATTTGTCGCTGTACCAACGGGGTTTGTAAGAGCACTTGCTACTCTACTTCCTCCAGGTATATTACCTAGAGCATTAGTAACAATACTGAATCCTGGTAGATTTGCAATTTGTTGATTAATAGTTGAGAACGGTAGCTTATTTTGTAATTCACCTTGAAGCACAGCTGCTCCGCTACTTGCAAGATTACTAAACAACTGCGATGTTGGTGTTTGTAGGAGACTTGTATATTGAGTCAATCTACCGCCGAGTACACTTGTAAAGGCATTGGTACCAACACCGTATTGTTGTATGAAGGCGTTTTGAGTAGGTGTTGTATCTGATGTAGCGGCTGCTGCTGTAGTGCT